CTGAGTTTTCTTGCAGTGTCTTTATGGCATCAAGTCTAAGCTCGTTGACGATTCATGACTTGGGATTCATGACGTGGAATGGGCTGATGTGAGAGTCAAGGAAAATAGGCTCTGGATCATACATTAGTTGATCCCGCAATGCTAGGTACAAATCGATATGTGTAAGGTTTAATGTTACACGGCACAAGCGTCCAATGAAAATTGGCAGATGGTTACAGCACGAAAGGTTGGATAAGGAGCTTTAAGGGACTAATCGTTGGTTTTATATGACGAGGGTCTGTCCTGGGGGGTGACGCCCCACAAAGCAACCAAAGGAATAATACTGGCCCTCCATACTGGCCCCATGCAAACCAGATAACGCTTTGAAACGATAGTAGGTGTACGGCAATAGGATTACTATAGGAAGTAAACAGTAGGTAACGGCTACTGGAACAACCCGTAGGACATATGCATTAAGTTAGCAGTAATGACAATTAACAGAGACCTTTCTCTATATCATTACTGTGCATTTTTCTATTTACGTCCCCGTCTCGTGGAAATTCTATCTGAGGGCGATTGTTACTCTTAGGGATGACGGTAGCAAGTCGCAACACCTGGAAAGGTGCTTCGCGTTCGACAGACCGGTAACAAGGATCACAGACATTAGGATCTGTACTATTGCGTATAAATTTTGTATTCACTCTATGCTCTTCAGTTCTATTAACTCTACTGCACACTAACAAACTCCTATCTTTATTTTAAAATTAATGACCATGTTTTCTTTCTTTTTGAATCGGGTAGTTTGTCATCCAGTTATAATACAATTAATCATTATCCTCAGCTGCTACATTGCTTTGGATTTCAATATCTTCTCATCATTATTATTGAAGTCAATCTTTCTCGTGGAAACATTGGGAGGGACTGTCTTTAATGTCTATATTACCTTCATGATCATTCTGTGGTTGTGTTGGTTAATCTCTTATCGATGCCTTTTTTGGTATGAGCGTAGGAGAATTTACCTTCGAATTATCATGCTAAATGAGATCGCGTTTCTTAAAATGATCTCATTTTTCCAATGGATAGTTCGTCGACTTATGCTCGAATATTACGAAGACTCTTTCCTACTGTATCTGTGGGAATGGTTGGATGAATTTCGAAGCCCTCTGACTAAAACTCGAGCCCGCACAAATGTGAGGATTAGAGTTACGGTTAAAGAGAAATGGGACCCTTCACCCTTTTGTTGGGATAACCTAGAACCGTTGTTCTTACATATGGCGGACCTAGGATACAGTATTCCGTTTATCAACACGACTCAGAACTTGGTTCCGTGGTTGGTTTCAAACAGGGTACCGATTATTGTTGACAATGACGCGGAAACGTGGGCATATGTTAATGGCAATCAGTGCCTTCGCGGTTACGCTGTGCGAATTTCTTTGTATCATGTGGAACTTGTTCAGGTTTCACCGATTACTTGGAGACCGCATGAAGCATCTCATTATTTTTGGGATGGCTTTTTGTTTGGATACAAGCACTTGCAAGCTAAAACTCCCAAGGTTAAGGTTTGTAAGTTCGCTGGGTTCAATACAATTTTACCTGCAGGTACACGCAAAATGTTCAGTAAAATGGGCGATGAGCTACGTATCTGTTCGGAATTTGCTGGGCAAGTGAGCAAATCGGGAGTCGTTATATCGGCTGTAAATCATTTCGATCCCGTTGTTGACTGTATGATGAGTGTCATCAATCAACATAATTTTGTTCTTAAAGAAGCGTTCACTAAATCTTCGCTTACTCAGTTTTTATTAAATTGGAAAATCCCTCATACATGGGCTTTGGGAATTGTCGACGAGTTTGACTTAGACGTCGTTCATCTTTTCTCAGAACATCGTAGAGTGACTAATCTACTATTGATAGATGGCCATCACATGGAGACCTTCAAAGTTCCTGTGACATTATTCGGTAATGCTGATTCTTATTACCTTGAGGATCGTATTATGGGTGCCAGAAATCAGAGGCAGAAAAACAACTCTCGCTCCAATAACAATAATAATAATAACAATAATAACAACAATCAAAATAATAATCCACCGCCACCTACTTACCCTGGTCAACCTCAAGTCTTGGCCGATATAGTACAGATGGAAGATTCTATTAATCTCATTGAGAAAACTAATAAACATGCCAAATTGATTGCTCCTCCTAAACAGAGAGATACCTTACCCTTCAATTTGGAGTCTAAAATCCGTTACCTTAGCTTGGCTCATGCTCGGCGAAGTAAATTGTTTTTAGTTTGGCTCATAATTAATATCTTTTTCTTCTGCGTATGTTCCCCATTTATTTCAAATTTGATGGCGATAATCACTGGTGCTATTTTGCTGGGTTACGTAACATTAATCTCCTCAGTTACAAAGAAATTTAATAAGTTTTTCTTCAGTGTCAGATTGAGTTCTTCAGAACGTTGGCTGCTTACTATGATTCTCATACTTTCCTTTTTGAGAATGTTTTGGCTGATGATATGGGATCTTTTTCGGGGTACTAGCTTATTATTTACTTCGATAAATTTGTCTGCTCGGGGTTTTAGTGATATGTTTTCGATGTGTGGAACATTTGATTTGCTGTTTTTCTATGGAATCTTATTCATAGTTCTGTATCGTTTTCTTAAGTTTGGTACGGAAATCGACTTCGAGTATTTAAAGTTGTGGGCTGAAGACTGCAATGTCGTTGTTGATAATGAAGATAGAAGAGTTGATGTTCATCGTCAAGGTGATTTTGACCACTACAGAAAAATGGCATGGTATTGTTTCGAATATTATTATTGCAAATGCGGAGAAGGAAATTCGTGTTCTCATATTAAACGTCACAAGAGAACACAACGGATTTTGGTAGATAACGAGCTGTTATCCCAGTTGTTAGGTCCTGACAAGTGCCGTCCCGGAGATGATTTACAAGTCATCAAAGAGCGCATGGTACGTTGTATAGCACAGAACTCTTCTATTAATAGAGACAGAAGAGAGTTACTTTCCGACATTAATGTTGACGAGAATACATTCCGTATTGCATTGGCCATTATGAGTGCATGGAAGATCAGAGCGCAGCGTAAGGCGCACCTCTGTCTTCCTTTAAACTTCTAAACCGTCCGGGTAGATTACGTCTAGCATTTGGGTACCGATCGAATGAAATACTTCTTGAGGCGCCTAAATTGCGAGTCGATGACCTTAGGATCTTAGGATTCACGAAGTACGATACTCACTTACCGCGAGCCCCTGTTGCCAGAGACATGGGTCCTTCGTTAAAGGGAGTGTTGTTACCACACGGTGATCCGGGTTGTCCGTACACTAGACGTGACGGTGTTTATAAGCGGATGGGTCAACCATTGCCATCCGATTTTCCAAAATACTTTTTACACCTTATGACAGAGGAGGTAAAAATATTCATCAACGAGCGTGATATTAAACCAATTCCTAAGGATTCAGCAATGACTCCTGAAGAATGGCTCGAACGTACCAACTATCCTCAGTGGAGAAAAGATCAATTAACCCTTAAATTAAAGGAAATTAGGTCTTTCAGTGATAGAGATCTTTTCGGCAGATTAGTCCATTTCATGATCAAAGGATTCATGAAGGACGAGCACTATGTCGATTGGAAACAGGTACGAGAAATATGGGCGAGGGACGATGGAGCAAAGTTATACTTTGGTCCGTACTTCAAACATATGGAAGATGTTATTTATGCCAACGCTGAATTCATAAAACACATTCCCGTCAGGAATAGGGCAGATTATATATATGATATGCTCTACCAGGATGGTTATGTATATGTCGCTACCGACTTTTCATCATTTGAATCACATTTCACAAAAGAGATGATGCAGGCATGTGAGTTCGTATTATACAAACATATGCTTAAACATTACCCTCAGGTTTACAAAATCATGGAGGAAGTTCTTCAGGGGCTAAACCACTGCCAGGATAAGTTCTTTGGTATCAAAGTGGAGGCGCGTCGTATGTCCGGCGAGATGAACACTTCATTGGGTAATGGATTCTCAAACCTCATGTTCATGAGAGCTGTATCTCGATTATACGGGCTTGGGACGCCCTGTGGTGTTGTTGAAGGTGATGACGGATTATTCCGCTATAAGGTTGGAAAAGCTCCTACTACAAAAAATTTTACTGATTTAGGATTCAATATAAAGTTGGATGTCTATAATAAAATTTCTTTTGCGTCTTTCTGTGGATTATTATTCGATGAGTTAGACAAGGAGATTATTTCTGATCCAAGGAAGATTCTGGCAAGTTTTGGCTGGACTTCACAAAAATATGCAAATGCCAGTCGTAAGACTATCATGAAATTGATACGGTGCAAATCGTTGTCATTGGCTCATGCTTACCCTGGTTGCCCTATCGTGTCCGAACTGGCAAGATATGGACTTCGTATGACACGCTCATATAATGTAAAACAATTCATTAATTCTAGACGTGATCTGAATCTGTACGACAGAGAGAAGTATATAGAAGCAGACAATTACTTTCGCAAGAACCGCGATGAACTCTCAGTACCTGTCAAGGAGATTGGCATGGGAACGAGGTTACTAGTTGAAGAAATGTATGGGATATCCGTACAGCATCAACTCGATATTGAAAAGTACCTCAGAGAGAAGGAAGATCTTGAACAAATCGACCTGCCTCAAGTCACTGACCTGGTGCCGAATTCATGGATAGATTATGCCGATAGGTATATTCTAAGCCGTGACGACGACCGGAAGTTCGACTTTACCACTATTCAGTACCGCAGGTATCTGGATTCCTGATAGTGGCTACCCCGCGAAATGATTTCTATCAGCCGGCGGGCCCGATACATAACTATACTGCGG